ATGTATTCGGGCTTTTTTGCTTTTATGGAGAGAGTTATTCCTGATGATTTACTATATGGAGTGTATGGACTTTGTATGGACTTTTGTATGGACTTTTGTATGGACTTTGCCATATCAGTTCGGTTTATAGATTATTTATTGTTGGTTAAAGATAAAAAATTTTCTGCACGATCTAAATATTTTTTATTTTTTCTTTTAATAGATTTTAGTAAGAAATTATAAAACAAAATTGCTTTATCAATTGAGCCAAAATTCCAGGAATAAAAACCACCATTTGGACTAAAAACATTTACAAATAATGATGTCTTAAAAAGAATCAACCGAATTAACCATCCATTAAAAAATTTCGAGCGAATAACGACACGACCGAGCATAGCACTCCAAAAAAATTAAAATAACGCCAGCTAAACATTTAGGGTGAGCGAAGCGAACCAAAAAGCCGTAAAGGTGGCACGCAAGGGCGGATTTTTGCTGTTTTTAAGGAGCGAAGCGACTAATAAAAACCGAAGCAAAAACCGCTTGTATACCCTTGCGTGACGGATTCCTTTATCGGCTTAAATTGAAAAATGCTGGCGTTATTTATGATTTTAATGAAGTGCGAACCCGCAAAGCGGGAGAGCACAAACAATAAAAAAAGAATGCTGATTCAGGAAGGGTGGTAATAAAGCAAGTTATGAGTTTGGATTTTGGCACAGATTTTTGACTTACGTAGAAATGGCAATGCCACAAAAATTGTGAGCAAAAGACAAACGAATAATTTGCACTTCGACAAGCTCAGTGCAGGCAAAAAATGAGTGAGCAAGTAAAAAAGTTTTTCATTTTTTATTTGCGAACCTGCCTACCGGCAGGCAGGCGAAACAAAACCTAAAAAGTTTTTGCAAAATGAAGCTTCAGCGGAATGAAGCAAAATCTTTTTATAATGTTTTATGAGCAAAAAAGTTTGGAATGAGCCGAAGGCGAAACGACAAATTATTTTGCGAAACAAAGACTTTTAGTTAAAGAAAATGTCCATCCCGGGAGAGGGCAGGTTCCCTTGGATGGACACAGAATTACAAATAAATATAATAATAAAATTAATAAATATAAAGTTAAGTTATTGCAAGCTCACCGGATTTGACTGTTCCGGAGTTGTATTTAAGCTTGAACATAAGTTTGTTATTTGTTTCATCAATCCAGAATGTAACGTCCTTATTACTGAGTAATGAATCTGCTGGAACTGAATTATTTGTTGAAAATACTGGAATGTTAGTATTGTACTTAATCCCCTTGCCTATATAGCAGGTAACTGTACCGGAGTTGGTTTTATTTAGTTCAGTTATTTTACCGCTATTATCTGTTAAATCGACTAATGAATCATCAATCTTAAGTTTACCGCCAGAATGATATTGATTAATACTCATTTTAATTTGAGTTTGACCGGTATCCCCGGCTGTGAAATCAATACTTGTTAGATCAATATTCATTCTTGGAACTGTAGAACTGGCAACGGGAGCCATTGTAAAGAATTTTTTAAGATTATTGAAGATAAACTTTTTAGAGTTTGGTGAAGTTTTCCCAGAAGCCCATCCAGGGAAATACCCAGAACCAATATCAAGACGAATGACATTTGTATTATCGTGGATTGCTATTATACCCTTCCATTCATCTGTGGCATCATTACCGCGACCAATGACAGAAAATGAATCAATAAGAAGACCACAAAGTGATGAGGTAGGATTTATGAATCTAAATAGAGTTCTGAAGTTAGTATAAGTCGCATCAGTGGCATCAAGAACCATATTTGTAACAAGAATAAAAACATCACTATGACAAGTGAATGCATCGGTAAAAGTTGAGTTAGGCATGATCTTGACCCGCCAACCGTTATAAACATAAATCCATGCAGGATTACGACTGCGAAAATGGATCTCAAAATTGCGACCACCAAGCTCGATAGATGAACTTTGTTGAAGTAGAGCCGGATTTGATGTGAATGTTTTACCAAGTGTAAGAAAATCAGGGTCATTTGCATTATTCCAGGTATCACCAATATACTCTAAGAAAATAATTCCATTTTTCTTTGATGTAATAGTTGGTAAGGAATAATTTCCTCCGGCTACGAGAATAAATGCATTATAATACATCATATTATCGGGTAAATAATTTAGTGCTTGCTGAAGAGATGTAAAGGCGGTTTCCCAAGATTTACCATCTTGGATAGAATTTGTATTGTTTGCATCAACAAATATCCGAAATGCTTTTTCACCCCAGGCGAACGTATGAATATCGTCAAATGGAAATTGGACGACACGATTAGCTTGTAAGCTATTAGATTTTAGAAAAGAATTTATTTTTCGCATGGCTGACCTCTTACAATAAGAGAACACGAATAAGTTCATCAGCACCGGAAGCGGAATCGAGAGTAAATCCATTATGTTCTCCAGATGAATAAGTAACTGCTTTACCGTTTGCATCGGAAGCTATTTTAGCTCCGACTGAAACTGCGGCTCCTGATAAGACAAGAGCAATACCTTTTGACATAACCGGCATTTGATTATTAATGGCTGTATTAGCATTGCAAACGCCAAGTGATTTAGAATTAGCACCGCAAAGATTTCCATCGAAGCCAATAAATTTATTTTTACTTGATGTATGGTCTGCAGGTGCTAAGATAGATGTAATTAATAGTGGCTGTTCAGTTTTCATTTTTTATCTCCAATAAGATTTTAGTTAATCAATTTCTTTTTGTTTTTCTTTTTTTGTTTGATTGATTGCATAATTTCAGTTGTTTGTAAAGGATCTATTTCGTTAACAACGGGTGTGTGAAAACTTTTTGAAACATCCATAAATGCGTCTTCTGTTACAGATGGTGTAATAACAAATTGCCTTCCTACAGCATTTACGGAATAAGTGTGGTCTTTTTTATCGTTATCAAAATCAGAATTTCTTTCTGAGACTAATTCTAAATAGCTGATAATAGAATCATCAGGAGGAGCGTCCATAGAAATTAAATCACCTTCGGGAAAGAGTTTACCGTTAATGAAAAGATCGGATTTGATTATTTTGTAGTACATGACCTCATCCTAAATCCCTCTCCTTGACTTCGACGTTGCTCAGCCTGACGGAGAGGGACTTTTTGATTATGCATAGTTCGACATACTCACTATAAAGTTTGACATGCTCACTATGTATTAGTGTCGTTAATTAAATAGCCGGCATCGGAACCAACAATCTTTGAGATAAAATTATCTGTTGAACGAACAAAATGGACTTTACCACCTTCATCATATTTATCAACAACCGGATTATTCTTTTTGCGTAAAGTATAGCCGAATGCAGGTTCATAAACATTTCTTTCAATATCTGATTTTTTGGGCGGTACATAAGCTACAATTACATTATCTGACCAAATGTCATTGAAAGCATTTGAATCGTTTACATAGACTGCATTACCAACATATAAATTTTCAAAACCAAGAAGTGTTTTGAGTATTTCCTCTGTTACAACAGCGTGCTCAGTATATTTTATCCGATCAGTAACAGATGGATGTTCTTTAAGTGCGTTAAAAGCAGAGGCACCAAGAATACAAGTATTAGGATATTTTGCAATCTTAGAACGGACTGCATTTTTAGCCGTGCTGAATATTGTAAATGGATTTGAAGTTGTAGTAGTAAATTTATCAGCACTTGAAAGAGTGACTTTATTACCGGTTGGATAGTTAGATAAATTTTGGCACAAATCAGCAACCATTTTTTCGAGTCGGAGATTTATTCCTTCTGAAACAACATAAGTTGCATAGATTTCAAGGTTATAAATATCTTCCTCTGCTTCGCGATAGTCGATAGGATACTCTAAATCGTGTTCAGTAAGGATATAATCAATTGTTGTTCTATCTTCAGGATTAATCCGATTTGATTTAGCTCTTATTGCTCTTTCAGTATTATAAACTTTGAAAGCTTCAGCCGGGAACTGAGGAATTTTTCCGGCTTCTTTATTAACCTCAACAAGAGGAAATAGATTAGTGCCGACAAATGAAGCATTAGAAAAACCGCGAGCAACATTTGTTAGGACTTCATCTACTACACGTAAATTTGATAAACGATCTGGCATTGTTTACTCCTTTTATAAATTTTGAATTACTTTTTGAACTGCAGATAAGTAAGAAAGATTTTGTGATTTCATTAATTGCGATGCTTTGCTATGGACCTCTCTGGAACGGGGATCTACTTCAGCGAAACGAAATTTTTCCGAAAGATTTTCAATGTGTTCTTGTTTTTCAGCAAAGTTTTGGAAGTTAAGAAATTTTGGAACTGAGTTAACAAATTCAGAAAAGAGCCGGGTTAAGTCGTTCCGAAATTTTACTAAATCAACCGACGAATAATTTTGAGTAGTAACATAATCCACAATTGATTCGATTTTATTTTTCATAGCAGGAGTAAGAGAACCGGAAGAAACTTTATCATCCAATAATTTTGTGAATGATGATAAATTAATTTTGTTATCAAGAGCAGATATTTTGTTTGAAAGATTTTCAAAATCATTGCGTTTAGATAAATCCTCTGAAAAGTTTTGAGATAGAGCAAGTAGAGCATCCTTAACATTTGAGAGTTCGTTAATTAATTGAGAAAGCTCCGGTTGCATTTGAGACTGATTTTCTTTTTCTGAAAATGCAGATTCTTCTTCTGTAAAAGATAAATCTCCATCATCGAGTTCAAAAGTAGTACACTCCCCTTCTGCAAATTGAATATCGGCTAAACCTTTTACAGCGGGTATAGCACCACCAAGGAAACCGACATGGCGAAGTTTGCCTTCCTTATCGAGCGATATACTTCTTTTTTTGTAGAGACCTTGTTTTACTGCTGTGACAAACTCCGGGATGATTTGTTTTGCTGAGGCGATGAGCTTGTCCCCCACAACTTTGAGTGAGTCAATCCATCCCATAGCCGGAGAATCATGTTTTGGGTGACCAACAACGATGGGAGCTTCGAGAGTTTTAGGATCATAAGAGTGTGCGATAAAATTAAGGTCATCAAGACAATAGTCTTTTGTGATACCCATATCTGAAGTATGAGTGCCAATTTTAAAGATTTCAAAATCCATAAAAATATTCCCCCCATAATAATTCATTTAGAACTTCACTAATGAGTCCTATAAGTAATATACAATTAATGTTGTATTAGTGTTGCATGATTTGGAATTGGAATAACTATTTGGAAGAGAAGAGAAAAAAAGAGAAAAGAAAATCAAGTTGGGTGAGGTGAGTAAAAATAATATTAGATGTATAATGTAGTGTGACAATATTTCTGAAAGGGGGAGATAAAAGAAAATGAAAAAAGAAAAAAATAAAGATGAAATAATAATTGAGAGACTCGCGAAATGCGGGTTAACAAACAAAGAGATTGCGGAGGCATTAGGGTATGATGAAAATACACTCAAAAGGAATTTTGAGATTTTTCTTATAAAAGGGAGAGCAAATCTCAAAGAGCGATTAAAGCGGAAACAGATACAAGTTGCAATGCAAGGAAATGTTACAATGCTTATATGGTTAGGAAAACAATATTTAGGTCAAGCTGAAAAGATTGAGGAAAGTGGTGAATATAAGATTATGGTAGAGAGAAAAAACATATAACTAATTGAGAATTGAGAACCCGCCAAAAAGACTACGGGTAAATTGAGCATTGAGAATATGAAAGAAATTAAATTACAGTTGAGCTACCATGAGAATCAGAGGAAGATATTTTTTGAATCGAATGCGAGATTTAAGGTAGTTGCCAAAGGCAGAAGGTTTGGGCTTACCAGAGGTTTAGCAAATTATGTAATTGAGAATATGGTTGATAATGTTTCCCCTATTCTATGGGTGGATACGATATATGGAAATATTGAACGATACATTGAAAGATATTTCCTACCGGTCCTTAGAGATGTGCCGAGGAATCTTTGGAAGTACAGGAGCAATAGAAATGATCTGAAATTATTAAATGCCGTATGTGATTTTAGAAGTGCGGATAAACCTGAAAATATTGAAGGGTTCGGATATGCTTTAATAATTCTGAATGAAGCTGGAATAATTCTAAAGAATAGAAGGTTGTGGGAAGAAAGCATTAGACCGATGCTCCTGGATTATAAAGCTAAAGTTATAATCGGCGGGACACCGAAAGGGAAAAGAATTAAAAAGAGTAATGAGAAGCATTTGTTTTGTGAGTTGTATGAGAAATGTGAAACGGAAAACGTGAAAGGTGAAACGGAAGACGACAGAATTAAGAATTGGGAAGCGTTTAACTTCTCATCTTATGATAATCCATTGATTGATCCATTAGAAATTGATGAGCTGGCGAAAGATATTTCACCGGCATTGAGAGACCAGGAAATTTATGGATTGTTCACTGATGATAAAGATTTTGGAATAATTAAAAATGATTGGTGGAATTATTATTTAGAACATGAGCTAAATACTTTAAGAGTATTCAAGGTAGTTCAGAGCTGGGATACGGCATTTAAGAAAAATGAGGAGAATGATTATTCGGTTTGTACTACATGGAAAGTTGCACAGAATGGATATTACTTATTGGATATGTGGAAAGGAAGAGTTGAATTCCCGGAATTGAAAAGAAAAGTTATAGAATTAAATGATGTTTATAAGCCGAATGAAATATTAGTTGAAGATAAAGCAAGCGGACAAAGTTTAATACAAGAACTTCAGCGGGAAACGAGATTACCAATTCTAAAGGTGCAAGCTACAAGTGATAAGGTTGCAAGAGTGCATTCTATTACTCCATTAGTTGAAGCCGGGAAAGTTTATCTGCCAAAGGATAAATATTGGGTGAAAGAGTTTGTAAATGAATGTGAGGACTTTCCTAATGGTGAATATGATGATGCTGTTGATACATTGAGTCAATTTTTGAATAGTGTTAAAGAAGATACTCTACCAAATCTTAAATCTATAGTACATATACCACGAAGGTTTACGATAAGAAATAAATTGAAAAGAATAAAAAGTTTAAGGGGGTGAAAATGAATAAGCGAAATAGACTGCTTCAAGAATATGCAACAAGAAAAAGAGCGAATGAACTTCAGAGCATTTATAAAGCATTACCCGATCCGGATGTTATACTTAAAGAGAATAATTATGATTATGGAATATTGCGCGATTTATTGAATGACCCTCATTTGATGGCGACTGTACAACAGAGAAAGATGCAAGTAATGCAGATGGGCTGGGAAATAAATTATGAAGGTGATAAGAGTATTAAAGAAAGAGTTATAGATGTTTTCAGAGAGTTACCATTGAGTAATATAATGAGTGATATATTAGATGCGATCTTCTACGGATTTTCTATTGCTGAAATTGAATGGACCCACGATAAACACGGGACAGGGTTTGTGCCGGTGAATGTGATTGGGAAGCCGCAAGAGTGGTTCATATTTGATAATGAGAATAAAATCAAATTACGGAATAAGAAAAATGGATTTTATTTGTTTGAAGAAGGATTGGAGCTGCCGGATTATAAATTTATACTTACTCAATACAACCCAACATATACAAATCCATACGGACAGAAAGTGTTAAGCAAATGTTACTGGCCAGTGATATTTAAGAGAGCCGGAATAGAGTATTGGCAAATGATGATGGAACGTTATGGAATGCCTTTTCTTATGGGACGATACCCTACTGGATATACTGAAGAACAGAAGAATGAATTTATTGAGCAACTTAAATTAATGGTTCAGGATAACGTTACAATTTTTGAAAATACATTAGGGATTGAGTTGAAAGAGAGTCCACAATATGATGTTGGGCAGCTATACCAGATATTGGTGGATTTTCATAATAAAGAAATATCGAAAGCTGTGCTAACTGTTACCCTTACTACCGAGGTTGGAAAAACGGGAAGCTACAAGGCAGCAGAGATCCATAAAGATATGCTTGAGTACCTGGGCGTTAGTGATAAAAAGTTAGTTGAAAAATCATTGAATACACTGATTAACTATTTTATTCAATTGAATTATGGAAATGTTCAAAGTCCGAAAATAAAGATGACAAAGAAAGAAGCTGTAATTGAAGAGAGTGCTGAGAGGGATAGAATACTTTCTGAAATAGGCTTGAAGTTCACTAAAGAATATTTCAAAAAACGATATAATCTAAGCGATAACGACTTTGAACTTATAAGATAGATCCTTCGCTCCGCTCAGGACAAGCCTTAACGATACGGATTTTGAACTTATGGATAGAATAGATCCTTCATCCCGATAAATCGGGATTCAGGACAAGCCTGACAGATGGAGATTTTGAGATGACTGAAAGCGTGAAACGTTAAAGGTAAGAGGTAAAAAGAAAATAGAATGGAGTGAGCCGAAGTTGTGCCGGAACGGCGAACGTAGGCGAACGACAGAATCAAATGTAAGCGAATGAGGGTGTGTGGCAAAGCCACGACCCGAATGAGCGATGATGAGGTGAAAAGGTAAAGTGCCGAGTTTACATAAGACAACTTTATGTAAAAAAGATAGAACTACTAATAAAATGTTGGGACTGCTTCAACTTGAACATAAAGTTACTTATGTAAAACTGGCTGTCAAATTTCTTTTGATGAGGTAAGACCACATACATAAGGTTGGTTGGATATTAATCATCTTTAGAAAGTTGATTCATCAAATTTGATTTCCATTTAGGGTGTCTATTTTCTCTAATTGCTGTAAAGAAATCTGTATAATCTTGTGGTGATAGGAAATAGAAAAAATAGTTCCATGCAATAGAAGAACTTTTTAGTTTATTATTCAATTCTTCAAAGTGTTTTGATGCATCTCTAAGTTTTGCTCTATTCTTGTTGTTATCGTCTGAATCAGATTTAATTTCTACAACAAGGATTTCATTTCTATTATTAATTTTAATGAAAAAATCAGGATTGAAGTTTTCATTTTTTACATGAGATTTTGCAATTTTTGAAGGTTTATAAGAATATGGAACTTGATAAAAACCTTTATCAGGAGATTTTAATATTGAATCAAATAGATTTGAATATTGAAGAAGACTTAGAGTGAATTTGAATTCAGGTGTGTCTTTTACGTATAAAACATTTAATGGAGATCTGAAGTTACCCCGCTCTACATATATAAAATTTTTATCAAGAAATTTTAATTCATCATTTAATGATGAAGAAACAGCGGTCAATTCTTTTACTTGGTTTAGATTTTCTTTTAGTTTAAGAAAGTTACTAAATAGTATCTTTTCTTCATAAACAAAACTATCTGAGGAATCTAAGGAATAAAATAAATAACCATTATTTTTAAGAGAGCTTTCACTGAAGGATTGTCTAACAATATTTTCAATTTTTAATTCAAAAACATTATCTGATTCAAGTTTATATCTTGGATTCTCTTCATCTATGTTTCTAAACATAGGACCAAACGATTGCTGAATTTTAACAAGGTTATCTTTGGAAATATAAGTTGAATCATTGCCACTTCTTTTTAATGCTTCTTCAATAAATAGTTTTAGTTTTTTATTAGTCCATTTTTCAGAAATACTTGAGTCTTTTTCATTTAGAAATATTTTCAATTGTTTTGCAGCGGATTCTATAGAAATAATATCCTTGTTTTCAATAGTACTCTCGACTGAACCGCTTAATAAATAAATACTCGTTTCAATCCATTCTTTTGATTGAGGGCTAAGTGATATATTTTCAGGTGTTGATGCTTTTTTCTTTTTAGTTTCTACTGTTTGAAGTGAAGATTTATAAGACAAATTATAAAGGGGGAAAAGAAATGCATTATTTTTTTCATAAAAACCCCAAGAAAGAGTATTCTCAATTTCTAATACTTCTTTATAAATGTTTTCAATATTTGGTGTCCACTTTTCGTGGTTATTAATTTTAACTAATATCGGAGGGTTAATATTAGGTGGGATTCTTAAACCACGACCTAATACTTGAGAAATTAGTAACTTTGAATTGAATGCACGATTTTCGTGTGGCATAATTTGAAAAACATTTTTAACGTCCCATCCTTCTGTAAGCATACTAACAGAAACGATCCATTCAACTGGATTGTCTAAATCATCTACAGTTTTAAGAAGCTCTAAATTTTCTTTCCTTATTTTTTCTGGCTTTTCGATTATACCATTGATAGTAGTTCCATCATTGCCACCGGGAATACTTGAAGTAATCCAAATTACTTTCTTTTTTGCCTCATCAAATGAAAGAGATTCTTTTTCAGAAATAAACTCAACAAGTTCTTTCCATACTTTAATACAAGAAACTATTTTATCTGTTATAACAATAGTAATTGGTTTTAATAAACTTTCATATTTACTTTGATATTGACGATGGTTTTCAAGAGCTTCATAAAATCCTTTTTCTTTTTGAGATTCTTCTTCAAGTTTATAATCTATTTTTTTTACAACACCTTCTTCTATTGCTTGTTTCAAACCAAAACGATAAATAATATCAGAAAAATAGTCGTCTTCGATATAAGGAGTACCAGATAAACCAACGATATAATAAAAACCAAATTCTTCGTTATTTAGAAATTCCAGCCATTTTTTTGTAGCACTATCTATACCGCTGTAAATATGATGTGCTTCATCATTTAAAACCAATACTCTTCTTCCTTTTCCTTTGAAGCTATCATAAACTGATGAACCGGTTCTTTCATAAACGGCATGAATATTTTCAACACATATATCACCTTCAAGGATAGGATCATTAGCACTTTTAATTGCTGGATTAGGATAAATAGCACCGAGTTCTTTAAGAATAGATTGTAAATTTTGATCGCCGCTAAAACGATTAAACTTATCTTTCAGACCTTCTTCAATAGTTAATGAAGGACATAGAACTAAAACTTTATCAACGAGACCTTCAGAAAGCATTATCTGAGCTATACCATAGATTGCCCAACTCTTACCAGTTCCGGTAGCAAGATCAAGCGAAACAGATTTTTTCTCTTTAAGATCAAAGCGGTTTAGATAAGCAGCAACATTTTCAAATTTCTGTCTCAACTTTTCGTTGTTATTATAATTATCTATCGCAAGTTCTTCAAGTGTTCGATACTTATCAGAAAAGAAAAATTTTATTACTTCTTTTACTGCATTTCGAAGAAAATAATATTTATCTGAACATAGAACATCCAGATAAGCATCATATTTATTGATTATACTATAAATTTGCTCAGTATTATCATTTACTTTAAGAACAAAGTCTGAATTTTTGAAGGTGATGCTCATTTGAAATCTCCTTTTTTCAGAACTTCTTTCTTTTCATTGCCATATTTATCAATATATATAACCATCATTTTAGATGTAGTAAATTCATCTTGAGGAATCCTAATATCAAGATTCTTACAAAGCTTTAATTTCTCTTCATATTTTTCTTTTACATTTTGAGATTCATTTCTTTGAAGTTCTTCTTTTACTAAATCTTCAGCCCAAAATACTTTTGAAAAATTAAAAACATCATCATTAAAATCTGTATCAACAAGTACCATGGAAAGAGTTTCAAAATTATCAAAATCATTAGGATCAGAAGCTAAAGTTTTTGAACGGAATTCTTTAAGCTTAATTACAAAATCCTTTTTACGTGAATTCAATAAATCCAAATTTTCAGGTTTTTCTCTCTTATAAATTGCTTTTACAATTGGTTGCGAAATAAAATCGAAACCAACGGCGTCAATAACTTCATTAACATCATTTTCATTTATAGGTTGCCTAAGTGCACCGGCTTCGTTGCTATTAAGTAAACGCATTATTACAGAAATAGGAACTTTCAAAAAGCAATAAATAGTTGTACCAATTTTGATTTCATCCATCATAAAACCCATTGCTGTAACAGGTGCTATTATATAAAATTTATCACCGCCTTTTCCTCTAATTGCATTATGTAATGATTGAACATAATCTTCATCAATAGTAAGTTTTTTCTGTTGCGGGTAATTCCATACATAAGCTAAATCTGTACCTATATAGCCGTCAATATCCAAACCATGAATTTTTTGAGATGCTTCTCTTACATTAAATAGTTTCATAACAAAAGGTTTGTATTCTTGCCAATTCATTTCCTTAATCTTCTCATTATCATAAATACCAGCATTATAAAGAATAAACTCTTTTGCTTTTAATGATTTTTCCTTTTCGCTTTTTTCTTTTGGTTGAATAAAAGAAATAAGAAAGGTAACACCATGAACTTTAATTATATAAACACCAGCAGAATAATCGTTATCGTTTTCTAATATTTTTAGAGAAGTTATTTTTAGCTTATCTTCTGGCAGTATAAGAGAAAATTCTTTTTCTTTGTTAGTAGTAAAATATGCTTGAATAAATTTTGCTAAATCTTTAAGAAAACTATCTGTAACAAAAAGATCACCATTTTTTATTTTTTCAGAGAGTATAAAAAGTGCTTGGCTTTTATTTTTAATATGTTCATCAAAATCAGATACACGTTCATAGACAGGGCGAACATCATTTAGTATAGCACCTATTTGTGTAGTCAAATTTAACATCCTTTTTTGCGTAGTATAAATAGCTAACTTCCCACAATCAATGCCGATCCATCTTCTGCCAAGTTTTTCTGATACCGCAATAGATGAACCACTACCAGCAAATGCATCTAAAACAATGTCACAACTGTTGGATGAAGTTTCAATAATTCTCGCTAAAAGTGATTCGGGCTTTTGAGTTGGATAACCAGTAGATTCTTTAGAATTGGATGCTATTAAAGGTAAATCATCCCAAAGGTTACCGATTTTACGCCCCTCGTAATTATCAAGGTATCTTTTATAACGAGGCCTATTGTTTTCTGTCCAAAAAATAATGTAAGGATTTTCTTTTATCCTCTTATCAAATGTTTTTTGAGTCCATCTCCAACCAATATCAGATTTCACTTTTCTACCTTGTATAATACGAGTTTCACCGGCACTATAAACATTTGAAGATTGTTCTAATTTTTCGTGTGTAAACCGTCTACCGGTTTCTTGCTCTATATAGGGAAATTTTTGGAGTAATTCTTGTTGTGTTAGACCTTGATAAGGTTGATTAAAGCAAGGATTACTAATTTTTTTATAGTAATAAATATTAGAAATCATATTATCAAGACCAGCTGAAAGATGATGACCAGGTGTACTTTGAAAAATAATTTCATTTAAAAAGTTAAATTCGCCAAAGACCTCATCCATAATTGCTTTAATGTAATGCCCCTTTTTCCAATCGAGATGAACATAAATAGAGCCATCATCAGCAAGAATTTCACGAAGTAATATTAATCGTTTTCTTAAGAACTCAATAAACTGAGATCCAATAACTTTATCGCGATAAGCTTTTTCTTTATCCTTCATAAAGTCTTGCTTTGTTGCAAACGGCGGGTCTATATAGATTAGTTTAATTTTATTTTTTGTTCCATAAATATTTTTATCGCGCTGATCGTCATATATAGTTTTTAGTGCGAGAAGATTATCACCGAAGATGAGCATGTTTTTCCAACCATCCGGTGAAGGATTATCGGAGTTAAATCGACGGACTTCTTGGAAAGGTGCAACCGGAGTATTTGCTATAATATTTTGTTTTTGTTCCTTTCCTTGATAAACAAGTTTATAATCTTTTGTTACTTCAATAAATTCAGAATCATCAGAAGCAAATAGTTTTCTTTTATAATTTGAAGGAATAGGTTTATTATCTTCAATAAGATTGATTAAAAATTCTTTTTCTTGTTTGGTAAGTTTAGACATAGTATTAAAGCGCAATTAGCTGAGGTGCATAAAATGAATAATCAATAATTGATTTTGTTTTTTCGTTTTTGATCCACGCCAATTCATCATGTGAAATAAGTTTTATTTCGTTTGTGGTTTTGGAATGAAATTTATGAAGAACAGAATTTAGGATTTCGATTTCAGAAGCATCAAACAATTTTTTATCAAATAATTTACACGGAACAAACTTATCATGTTCTTTTCCTTTTATTGTAACTAATTCTGTTGTTAAATAGCCCTTAGATTCAAGTAAACCGAATATAAGACTGTAATTATCTGGAACCGAACCCATATCGATTGCAGCATATTTACAACCAGAAATTGAACGACCAGAATATTTGTACTGTGCAAAGTCCGCATAAAATAGCAATTTATTCAAGCGAACTTTGAACGGTGCATTACTTATTAAAAACAGAACCATATTAGCAAATTTTTCAAAATCTGGAATCGAATACCCGGTAAATTTATTTGGTATTTTATTTTGAGGGAATAAAGATTGTTCTAAACATATAGTAAAGTTGTCATTAATATCTTTATCTATTTTTTGAATTATCTCATCATATTTTCTTGAAGACACAAGAGATGAATTTTTAATTAAAATTTCTTTGAAAGACATCGGATTGACAATAAGACTTAAAACAGTGGAGTTGCCACCTTCTGGCATTTTACCACTTTCGTAAAGACGAAATTGATTAGTTCCAAAACCAAGTATTTCTGACATTTTAGCACCAGATAAACCATAATGTTCACGAATGGAGGTTAATTGTTCAGGAAATGGAATAGAATATTTTTCACGATATTGGTTATAGACTTGGTGAACATTCACTTCATCCAATTCTGTTGTTGTAAATTCTTTACCACATTTTTTACATTTGTAATAATATGAAAACACATGGAATTCTTCTTTTCTGAATGTTCTGGTTTGCTTATCAATTTTTAATTCAGCTTTACTCTCGCAATATGGACAATCTAATATGAGTTTCATTTTATCATCCTTTTCTAAAAGGAAATTTCATTTTGTATTCAGCAATATGAAAAGAAATACAAATTACAGGTTTACTTTTCTTACCAATATTAATTTTTATATAAACGAAAACATTACGTACTTTAATACCAAATTCCCAATAATCGGGACGGGAAGTATCGTTCTCATCAGGATTAGGGCCAGATAGATAATCTACGGGTACAAGTTTTTTAATAATTTCTTTTCGTTGGGAAGGTGTAATCTCAAGGTCGAGTAATGCTTGGTCATTTTTGTCTCGCCTTTCAAATATAATGTCATAAATATCAAATTTTGTAAAGAAATCGCTTAAAAAAGCCGACACATCATCAATTGTTGTTTTTCTCATTGCAAAGTTCTTAAATATTATCGTAATAGTCAACTAAAAAGTTGAGAATAATATGAAATAAAAGATAATATACAACTATTAAGTTGAATTTATTGATTAACTGAAAAATATTAATCCATTTTCAAACTATATTCTTGTTAACTAAAAAGTAAAATGAGAATATTTTGATTAAAATAACGAAATTATTTACCAAAAAAAGATGAAATTATATTTTGCAAATAAAAGGTGAAAGAAGGGATGAAATTTAGACTGAATTACAAAAACAAATTTAAAAATGTAATGGACTATATAAAAAGGAAATGGTTGTTTCTGTTAATCGTTATTATTGGGATTGCACTGAATATATGGATATGGGTATTTGAGATTTATAAGGTGATACTATGAACAGGGTTACTTATACCGATCAGCATATGGATGAAGAGACAAGAAAACTTAAATATAAAGAATTACATAAGGATAAAGATATTAGTGGATTTAAGTATACTTCCAAGTATCTTAAAAAAATCATCAACGAAAAAGATTCTTTTCAAAAAATATTATTTGAGCTTGAGAAACTTGAAATAGAAATAAGAAGTATTGAAGAAAATATTGTTAATGAGACTAATCCGAGAATGGATGAAATAGGATTTATTATGAGAAGAACTTATGCAAGTGAATTTGTATATAATTTAAGTTCAGACATATTTGGAGAAGTTGGTACAGTTAAAGAAGTTAAATGGCTGGAAGAAAATGAACAAATTAAATACAAAAGAAAATACAGAGAAAAAATAAAAATAATTGAGCAGTTAGATGGGTTCTGCCGATTATTAGAAATTGAAAGAGATTATTACAAAGAAAAATTATTAAAATTTACAAATATCTTAAATAATGAAGAAACGAATACAATTAGATTAAATTGGTTTGGGACATTTACTGATTTCGCTTTTTTGATTGACAAACTAATAAAGAAAGGATTTTTAAGAAAGGGCTATAAAGATATATTGAGGCATTTTTATATCGAGGGTGAAGAAAAAACCGAAAGACAATTGACAGATTTAATTTCAAAAATAAACAATGTTTACAGAGACAATAGACAGAGTTCAGAAATTGATGCTGTATTAAATGATGTAACTGTAGATAAAAAGTAGACAAAACATAGGTAACAATCCCTTCTATTATTTGCTTTTTTTGTGGTAAGTAAAAAACAAAAGAAGGCAAATACAATGCAACAAGATCCAATCATTGAAAAACTAAACAACATAGAATCACTAATACTTGACAGAAGTGAATCCCCTTTTACTTTTGTAGAAGCATGCAGATATTTAGGATTAAGACCAAGTTACCTTTATAAGTTAACTGCACTAAAAAAAATTCCATGCTACAAACCATCCGGGAAAAAAATATTTTTCTATAAAAATGAATTGGATGAGTGGATAAAAGGAAGATATGGATTAAAAACACAGAATAAATATAAAAAAGAAACAAACAGAGGTAATAAATATGGAAAATAATGTAAGAGAAATAGTAAATGACATAAGAAACATGGCTTACCGATTTGAATTATTACGGAAAAGTTTTATTACAAAGGAACATGAAGATATTCAAATTTTTAATGGACCATTTGGGAATAGTAATAAAGAATCAATAATAAAAAATTTAGAAGATGCTGAGAAAGTAGTTTCGGTATTAGAATCAAAGTTGCAAGAGGTAGAAAAAATTGTTGAACAAGAAAAGAGGTTTAGACTTTCAAAAATAATTAGGGAGCAAAAATCTTAATGAGAAAGAATGCTTTAAATAATTTAAGTGAAACAGAAATTGAGAATAATGGAAAGAAGGAATAAATGAGGAATAATGGATACAAGTTTACTTAAAAATATAAGCGAACGGGATATTGAGAAGTTCAAATTGCTTGCTACTCTATTTAATGAGGTAAATAGAAAGGAAGTAATTACACTTAGAATTTTTGAAGATGAGTATATAAATTATGTAAAAGCAAACCTCTCCCCTTCTTATGTACGTTCAATACAAAGTTCATTTGTTCATCTTAATAATTTTTTAGGAATACAAAAAGTAATTTCGGAGATAAAATTAAAAGATGCTGAAAAATTTATGATTTGGCTTCAGGGGAAAACGAAACGGGGTTATAGAGTTTATTACCGGACTTTGAAAGCTGCATTTAATAAAGCTTTGGAGTGGGATTACATTAGTGAGAATCCATTTGTTAAGGTGAAATTGCCGAAAGTTCAGAGAGTAGCACCGAAGTATGTAACAGGTGATCGTTTGTCGGTTATATGTGAAAAGATTAATAATGAATTTGTTAGAGCGATTATTAAGACTGCATTTTATACCGGGTTGAGATTAAATGAGGTTGTGAATTTGAGGTGGAATAATATTGACCTTGAAAGAAGATTGATAATTGTTGGCGATGAACATTTTACGACAAAAAGTAAAAAGCAAAGGTGCGTACCAATATGCGAAGAGTTGATTAAACTTTTAAAGGTATTAAGCGAGAGGCAAGAGGTAAATGAGGGATTTGTGTTTTGCAAACCTGATGGAAGTGCATATACCGGAGATTATGCTTCTAAATGCTTTAAGGATGCTTGTAGGACATTGGGGAATGATGAAGGGATACATTTTCATTCGCTTAGGCATTCGTTTGCATCCAACCTGGTGCAGAAAGGTGTATCGCTTTATGTAGTTAAGGAGTTGCTCGGACATAGTTCGATAAGTACGACTGAGATTTATAGTCATTTGAATGTGGAATCATTAAGAGAAGCAGTAAAGAAATTAGATGGAAAGGATTCATGATTAGAAAGAGAAAATTTGATGGAAAATTTATTGAGTTTCCATTATGCTTTTTAATTTATGTTGGCGGAAAACCTGAAAGACTAAATGATATTATTATTTTCTATTTAATTGAGTGTGCTTATAGATCAAATAAAGAAATTGACTTGAATGAAAGAATTGCTGGAATAGCAAAAGAATACAATTGTCAGATTGGAAATTATGATCTTGCGTTTGATAAATACAAGTTGTTGAACGTTTTGTTTGCTCAAAGAATTCAAGAGACTGGAGCTGAGCCATACTGCAGAATTGGGAAAAATGTATTATTTGAAACAATTGAAGGCAAGTTTAGATACGAGCATTTTGCTTTTTTGTGCGGATTATCTTCTATTTTAGGGAAAACATGTGCGTATAAAAAAATTTCAAGAGAGAGATTGAGTTATGCAATGATAGGATATAAATCGAAAGATAATTTCCGAAAAGGTGAAAAAGGCAATCTTAAACCACCGGCTGATTGGACAATCGGTAGAATTGCGGATTTATTACATCAAAAGAAATTCTTTGTAAAATACACATATCATAGAAAACAGACATATTATTCAACTAAGTTAGAATCTATAGAAAAATTAGCAGAGTTGGTTATGGAAATGAAATTAAGGAGACAAGAGATGCGCTTAAAAACAAAACATATCGAATTATCAAATATGATTGACAAACGATTAGAAGAACAAAGAGAAAACCACATGAAAATATATCGATTAGGTAGGAAAGTTAAAGAACACACAGATGTTAAATATTTGTCCAGTTGA